TTAGCGAATATGACTCAAGAATAAGTCTGTCGTTGCTTCAGCAAGTTCGTCCTCAACTTGGTTATAACGATCTGTCATATAAACCTTTGTATGGCCTAGCGCCTGACTCAATTGTTCAATCGGAACTCCTGCAATAATACTCTGAGTTGTGAAGAAGTGGCGCATCATGTGAGGTGTTACATGCAATCCTGTTGCTTCATTGACTAGATTGAAATTTCTATTTAGCTGGTTAGGATTGATGAGCGTTCCTTTTTCATTGATCGTAATGTAATCTTTTTGCTGATCTTTGATAATCCCTAATCTCCTTTTAACCTTAGCAGCTTCATCTATCAGATAATATACAAGGTCTGTTCCGATATCATCAAGGCAGACGTAGCGCTCTGATTCCTTCGTTTTCAGACCTCCTTTACCTTTTAATGTTTGGTTACTTCTACTGTCTCTAAGATGTAGTATAGCCCGTCCACTGTCGTTTTGAGTCACATCCATTGGACGCAACCCAAAGACTTCCCCTCTCCTCAATCCAAAAATGGTAAGATAGGTAAGAGCGTAAAATTCTTTTGGCATGATTTCTTCAGCTTTAGAAATCCAAGACTTGAACTCTCTCAGTGAAATTTTCTTATTTGTGGCAGGGATATCACTTTGTCCGATAAAGACACCTTTCAAGCGATTTGAGGGAAGATTCCCATTTTTAACGGCATCGTTTAGCAATGCCATGAAGCTGGAATTGAGAGTTTGAACAGTGTATCTGGTGTGATTCTTTAATTTTTCAGAAATGAATAGTTCATACTCATTTCTATCCAAATTTTTAAGCAGAACAGAACCAAACTTTGGTTTGATGTGGTTCTTATAAAGATTATCATTGAGGTAGTAGGAAGTGTCATTCCAGCGCCCTGTTGATAATCTCTTTTCAGAATAGATGCCCCAATACTGATCAAGTGTTAGATTCGTATTGATACCCAATTCCTGATCGTGGATTTGTTGCTCAATCTCTGTCAAGGCTGCACGAGCTTGTGGAAGGGTTGTGAGACCGCTCTTAGTTATCTCTTTCTTTTTCCCTCTGAAATAGAAAGAGCGTCTGATATAATATCGCTTGCCTTTAGCAGTCTCGTAGTAATAGATATTTGGGTATTTTGTTTTATTATATTTCATTGTATTCTCCTTGTTTATTAGCTTCTGGACAAGGTCTAAACGTTGAGAATATTGACATCACCCCTTTCATGGTGTAAAATAGAATATAGAAAAGAGGCCTTTTTAATGGCTGATTTTTATCTAAGCTAAGCTTCACAATCAAACTTTGGCGAGGGCGATTGTGGGGCTTTTTTGTTATTTTTTAAATTCTTTCAATAAAGAGATGATTTCTTCATTCTGTTTAATAATAATTTGGTTCTGTTGTATTTGAACCTTTTCAAATGCTCCAGGACCACTTGCGTTTGCTAAAGCTACGGCTTTACTATTCAACACATTTCCAATATAAGCAGCTTGCTCAGGATATTTTTCATAAATATGAACCATATCATTTTCTTCAAAATATGGGAGAGCATCTTCATAATATTTTTGTTTTTGAGAGTCTTTTTTTGAAATTTTATCTTTTCCACTAAACAATGCCATAAGTAGTTCCTTTCTTTTTTCTGCTTTAGCAGTCTATAAATAAATTTTATCCAACTAACGACCTATATTCTTCCTTGACCATGATTTCCTCTGTAACACTTTTTAAATCATAGTAAGACATAAATTTTAGAAAATCAAAATCTTTTGGGTCCTCTAACGATCTCAGAGCATCTTTCAAAAGATAGTGAATCATCATTCTATCAGCTTCGTTTTCACAGCGTAGACGAGCATTCTGGTACTCTGAGCGTGTATGATCCTTGTGTCCTAATTCATGCAACAGGACCTTAACCCTCTCTTTCTTGTCGAGCTTGCTCGACAAGAAAGCCGTACTGGTTTCTTTTTCGTAAAATCCAAGTTCGTCAGGCATCAAATCTCCATCAAAATCGATAATACGAATCTGAAAATGACTTATAATTTCTTTTTCAGTCACTGAACAATACCTCTAATCACCAGCCTCCTTCAGATAGCCTTCAATGATAGACTGGATGATTTTCTTCTTTTCATCTGTTAATTCTCTACCGCCAAACATCATGACATTAGATGCCATTTCTTCTACATTTAGGGTTTTCCCTTGCCATTTATACTCTCTATTATCATCAGCAATGCTAGGATTTTCAGTACGACCAAGAAGAAAGTCAGTACTTACATTAAAGTAATCAGCAACCTTCTCAATTTTATCACCGCTAGGTGTCGAAGAATCCCACTTTCTGAGACTACCATTACTGAAATCAAGCTTCCGCTCTAATTCAGCTAATGACAATTGATGAGTAGAAGCTAATGACTTGATTCTATCAAGCAAACTCATCTTTTTTTCCTCCTCAAAAAACCTTACAAAAAATAATGTAAAATTTTCTATTCAATCTGTTGACAAAAGGAAAATTTTCTATTATACTTATTTTGTAAGTTGATAACAAGCTACAAAAACATCTTCCTAATATCTAATAAATAGTCCGCCAAGACAACTAGATGATGGAAAAGTTTAGTAGTGCTCTTTTCTATACTCTTATAATAGATTATTTTCTATTATTTGTCAACTGAAATGAGGTTATTTTCTTATATAATTTTCTATTGGAAAGGAGAAAATATGCTCTATGACAAAATAAAGGAGGTCGCTAAAACTAAATCTCTCTCAATATATCGAATCGAGAGAGATTTGGGTTTTAGTAATGGTAGTCTCAGAAAGTGGAATAATAGTACTCCGTCCGCCACTTCTTTGAAGAAGGTTGCAAATTATTTGAATGTAACCTTAGACGACTTATTGGAGGAAACAGCATGATATACAGAGATATGTCAACAATTGAAATCAAAGTATTGAATGCTATCAAAAACAGCGCAAGCTTTGATTTACCAATTCAAGCTAGAGAGTTACGGCATAGTCTAGGATTGAGCAAGCGTACTCTTGAAGAAATCATAGAAAGTTTACGAGTAAACTTCAGACAGCCTATTGTTGCTAAGAAAAAAAGACCAAGCGGGTATTATCTCCCTAAAACGGAAGAAGAACGTCAGACAGGCTTAGCACCTTACAAAAGGCAAATACTGACAGAGCAGAAGAATCTTGCAGCTATAATGTCAGTAAATTTAAAAGAGTATTGGGAGGAACAAGATGGATAATGTTCTACTTTCATTAACGGAATGGATCAAATCCATTATCAAGGACACGATCACAAGGTTGGTTGAAATAGAAAAAGATAGTGACCACTATCCTGAGTTGATGGATGTAGGCACTACCTGCGACTTTCTAGGAATCAACTATGACACATTTTCAAATAATTATCGTTACATGAAGGGGTTTCCAAAGGAATTACCTGGTAAGAAATGGTCAAAAAGAGCCATCAAAGAATGGCTCTCAAATCAAATCTAATAACTTTACTAAAAGGCTTCTGGACAAGGTCTTAGCAAAATTATTTGACTATATTATAGCACAAAAAGAGGATAAAAAACATGAACAATTTACAAATTATTGCAGTATGCACAGTAGTTTCAGTAGTATTGATTGAATCGCTGATGATGAATATCAAGCTTAAAATGGCCATGAGACCGAAGAAGAACATTCGATTTCAAGCGCCACAAATTGAAAAAGGGTTTATTGACTTTAAAACAGGGCGACGTGTTGACATTAATCCCGTGACACGAAAAGAAACATTTGTGGATTAGTAGAGAAATGGAGGGTCTCAATGGCAGTTAAAAACAAGCGATACTACTGGATTCAACTTACTCAGGATTTTTTCAAGTCAAAAGAAATGAAATTGCTTCGGAAGATTGCTGGTGGCGATACGCACACTATCATCTATCTCAAAATGATGTTGATCAGTTTGGAAGATGGAGGGTGCATCTACTACGATGGTCTTGCTGATAATCTTGCTGAAGAAATCGCTCTCATGATTGATGAGAATGTTGAAGACATCAAAATCACTTTGCTTTTTTTGGAAAGCAAAGGCTTGTTGACTAGAAAAAATGACAGAGATTATTTTTTAGAGCAAGTTCCTGAGATGGTAGGTAGTGAAACCGCAAGCGCCAGAAGGGTTCGCAAGTTTCGAGAGAATCAAATGGCGTTACAATGTAACAACGATGTAACAAAGCGTAACGGAGATATAGATATAGAGAAAGATATAGATACAGAGATAGAGAAAGATGTAGATGAAAATCCAGTCGCACTCATCGTCGAAGAATATCAATCTCGTATTGCTCAGTTGGATGGAACTCAATTTGAAATCTTGAAAGAGTTCATCACTTTGGATGGTATGGAAGCGAAAGTTGTTCTGAAAGCAATTGGTCTTGCCGCTGACAATGGTAAAAGGAATTTTAGTTATATCAGAGCGATTTTGACAAATTGGAAAAACGATGGAGTTTTGACTATTGCGGCAGTCGATGAACGTGAGCGAGCGTACAAAGAAAGCAAAATCAGCAAACGTCCTGGTAATGAGAAATCAAATGTTCCTGAGTGGTCTCAACCTAACTATGTGAACAATACTAGCGATGAGACCAAAAAGGACCTTGAGAAGAAGAAACAAGAAATGCTAGAAAGACTTGAGAAAGGAAGAAACTGATGTTTATTTTGAAACACGGAACAAAAGAAGAAAAACCGTACTTGATGTCTGCTAAAATCGGCGTGACTGGAATAGATATCTCATTTTCAGAAGAGAGGGGAGCGATTCGGTTTGTCTCTCGTGCGGTCGCAATGCAGGTGGCTAAGGCACTTAGATCATTTGGGAATTTCTATGTGATTCAGGTGAAGGGATGATTGGAGGTATCGATCATAAAGAAAATGACAGTCTGGGCACTCTTTGATAGCGGAAATGGTTCTTACTTCAAGGGTGCTAACTCTCTGAATAGTTCGGGGGGGGCGAATATTGAAATCTATTCAATCGGAATGGATATAGAAAACAAGAACAATCATTTCATAAATCTGGACCTTGCTGATTACAAACGTTTATTTGGAGATAACACGCTCTTTGACGTGTTAGACAAATTACCAAAACCTGACCTTGTAATAGCTAGTCCGCCATGCGAATCTTGGTCAAATGCTTCTGCAATGGAAAATGGGAATGCGTGTTGGAAACGCAATGATGTGTCTGATAGCTTGTTTGCTCCACAAGTAAGACCTTCACCGTTCACGATCAGGGCAAATCAGGATTACGAGTCAGCCTATATAAATTATCAGTACGACAGGCAATTTTTAAAAAGGGTCAATGGCGAGCTAACAGCTTTCAACACAATAGAAATCATAAAAAGATATAGACCACAATTTTGGGTTATTGAGAATCCAGCTGCTGACAGACTGTGGCCTTACATTGAGGACATTATTGGATTCAGAATTCCATACAAAAACCTAGCTAGATACAATAATTATGATTATCCTTTACAAAAACGGACAATTTTTGGAAGTAATATTGAACTTAATCTTAAAAACAAAATTATCAAGCAGGACATAGAGTGGAAGAATTTCTCAAAATCATACAACGAGAGATCTAATATACCTGAAAAATTGGTGTCAGAAATATTCAAAAAAATTTACAAGGAGTTTAGTAAATATGATTGAACTCTACTTCATTTATAACGGTCACCGCAAGATACTCATTGGGAGTTTTGGCCACATACACAGTGCAATCAACGAATTAAAGAAACATCAAGCTAGTTACTCAGCTATCAACCATCCACGCTTTCGGAAAAGCATGAGTGAAGAAAATATCAGGATTGATTACGGAGCAGTTGACTGCTACTACTTGATTACGAAGAAAAGAGAGGAAAAGTAAGATGAATACAAAAATGAATTTGGAAGAAAAGGTTCAACAGTGGTTTGTTGACAGAAATCTACATGAAACAAATCCTGTCAAACAGTTCTTGAAGTTGATGGAAGAGTCAGGAGAATTATTTGAAGGTATCGCAAAGGTAAGATGATTGACGGGGTGTTTGTTAAAGAGGAGGATTTATAAAATGAAAAGACTAGGAGTTGTATTAGGGGCGATATTTGTAATCGTTGTATCGCCGTTTGTGGTTCAGTATGGATGGAATGAGATTATCACAACAATTGTTCCAGTTGGCAAAATTACAGTCTGGCAAGCTTTAGGGATGGATGCACTACTATCTTTCATCTGGCCTGTATTATCTAGCAAAAAAGAATCTGAAGAGGATTATTCATATACTGTAAAAAGCAGTATTTCAAAAATCATTACATGTGCATTTTTGATATGGTTAGCTAGTTTGTTTATTTAAGGAGGATTTGGGATGATTCCAAAATTTAGAGCGTGGGATAAAGCGCGAAATGAAATGAATTACAAAGTCATGGTAGGCAATTGTGACACAGATGACAAAAACTGGACTTGTCCAATCGTTTGGATCGAAGAGAAAAAAGATTGGTTACATTTTGATGATTATGAATGTATCATGCAATCAACAGGCCTCGAAGATGATTTTGGAAAGGAAATTTTTGAAGGAGATGTCATCCTTTGGACCTATTGGGATGAATTTGAAGATAGCGGTAGAGCAAAAGTTATCTTTGATAACGGTATGTTTAGGTTGTTAGATATACGCACAGAAAAAGAGGTCTGGGATAATCTATTCGACTGCATTGAAAATTGTAACGTATACCTTCAAGGAAACGTCTACGAAAATCCTGAGCTTTTGGAGGTCAAGGAGTGAGAAATTTTAAAATCCTATGTGTTGTTTTATTCGCATCCTTACTCGTAGCATGTCACCAGATTTCGAGTGGGACAGTGGTAGATAAGTACATTGATGAACCTCACACAACGTTCATACCTGTTATGAATGGTAAAAGTTCGGTACTTGTGCCAACCAGAACCAAAAGAAAATACATTCTGGTCGTTTCAGGTCGTGCAGGTAATAAGCAAGTTGAAGAAACGTTTGAAGTGACAGCTGAGGAATACAAGCACTATGAAATTGGTAATACTTTTATACAGGATGCCGTTTTAGAAAATGAAGAAGGAGATAGAGAATGATTGATCAAATTAAAAAAAGATTCAAGGAATTTATGGCTGGACAGTTAAAAATGCTGAAATAATAGCGCCACCACATGATTTACCAGATGCTGTTAAAAGTAGAGTCGCTTACTTTAGGGACATGGCTGAAGATGGCATGACATTTATGGGAATTATGGAGTGTATATTTGCTGACAAAAAGCCCGAAAGTTATGATTTCGGAGCTACAAAGGATTGGTTGCCGATGTCTCAAGAATTTAATGATTGGGTCGGTAACGCTTATAATATCGCGCAAATGGAAATAGCTGTATATCTTATTTATGGAGTTCGAAAAGAGGAAAACAATGATTAACAATGTCGTTTTAGTAGGCCGCTTGACTCGTGACCCTGAGTTGCGATACACGCCATCCAATGTGGCTGTTGCGACTTTCAGTTTGGCAGTGAATCGCAATTTTAAGAATCAGGCAGGTGATCGTGAAGCTGATTTTATCAGTTGCATCATGTGGCGTCAGCAAGCTGAAAACTTTGCAAATTGGTGCAAAAAAGGGAACCTGGTAGGAATTACAGGTCGCATCCAGACTCGTAGCTATGATAATCAGCAAGGACAACGTATCTATGTGACAGAAGTGGTAGCTGAAAGTTTTCAAACACTTGAAAAGAAAGATAATTCTGCGAATCAGTCAAGCATGGAAAACCAGATGCCACCAAGTTTTGGAGCAAGTGATCCAATGGATATTCCAGATGATGGATTGCCGTTTTAGGGAGGTGGAGGGATGATACAAACGCTTGAAGAAGGAATGAAGAATCAAAGTAAACGCATAAAAATCCCAACGAAAATCAGACCGTTTGATGTGGGTTATCGAATAGTGAACGAATATGGTCAACCGCTTGCCTTAAGAAATGGAGCAAATATATTTGCCTTACCTTCTCTAGCGGAAAAAGCTATAAAGAAAGAGTTTGGGAAAAATGATCCAGACTTTGATATCGAAAAACATTTTGTCGAAGAGGTCGCTATTGTCAATTTAAGTAAATTTCATAGTTATTTTGAGGAGGTAGAGTAATGGAACGACCTGAACGATACCCATCTGGATACTTCATTTCTGAACTTATTGAAGATGAAGATATTATCTTTAACAAAGATAGCGATTATCAGAAGCAGAAGAAAAAAGAAAAGAAGAATCCTATTTTCAAAAGAAATAAGCCCCGAAATAGATGGGCGCTTTAAGGAGGTCACAGATTGAAAAGATTTATCGCAATATGGATTCTGCTATCTGCTGGACTAAACATCTGGCAGATGAACAGGATTCGAGATTTAGAAGAGAAGAAGCCAATGGTTGTCTACAAGACAGATAACGCAGGCGCTGAGATATTCGGTAAAGTTGTTGAGAAAGGACGACATGGCAAGCTATACACAATCACAATTCGTGATTACGGTGTGTTCGTGATTACGAAGGACGTGTATGATAATGTGAAAGTTGGAGAAGAGGTAAAATTATGAACTACAAAATTATAATCAATGGAAAAGAAATCGAATACGGTGCATTAGTTGAAAAATCACGTTTCTCAGACGAAGAATGGTCTGATATCTATGCAGAAATTGTAATACAAAATTACCCAGAAATCTTTGAAAGAAGAAAATCAGATACTGCATTTATTGATACGCTTGGCGCTTTGACTTCACTAGAAGAACGATACGAAGCATTACTAGAGCTATTGCCACAAGATCAATTTTCTCGAGCTGGTACACATCCAAAATGGGTGGCAGATGCAGTGGCAGAGAACACGTTGAATAAAGAGGACACAATGCTAGATGTGTCGGATTTAATTGGACGATGTGAAACTCTGGAAGAATTGAAGAACGAGCTGACAGAGTATTTTGAGTTGGAAGAATTGTAGGAGATGAGGTAAGATTGTAATGACAAAGTACAAGAAACCAACTTACATCATCATTCAAGAAGCAATGGCAGAGCGCATTAGATTTCTGGAAGATGAACTGTATGAAAGGGCCTATAAGGATATTGAGAAACTAGAAGCTCAAAATGATTTCTTAAAAGGTCTTTGTAACAATCAACTTGAAATCATCATGGATTATGAATGGAAGCAGATGCAAGAGCAGGCTGCATTCATAAAAGCTAATACCAGGAAATGGAGAGCAAGATGCAGCTAAGATTGAAAGAACTTAGAGAGGACCTAGGTCTATCTGTCAAAGATATGGCCAGAGATACAGGTGTCTCTCAAAATACAATCCGTTTGTATGAGAGAGGTGGATATCCGTCAATCAAACAAATTGAAATGATTGCTAAAACCTATGATGTAAATCCTGCTTGGCTTGTTGGGTGGATAGATGATGAAATGATACCTGAAGTCCAGGTCATTGAAAGAATCATCTACAAAGAAAGCCCAACAGCAAGATTGCCAGGTTATCACAATAACAATAATGACGGTAAGATTATCAAGTGGAAGCAATCCCGAATATTTCGAGGAGGTAGGATTTGAAGAAATTGAGCGACGAAGACCTCAAAACATTAGACAGAGAACTTTTCAAATTTCAAAACATTCAACGTACAATAGATTTGAGAAGGCTAGAATTAGAAACTCGAAACCCAGATGCTCAGAGTGGTCCTAGCGTAGGAATAAGCAAACCTACCGAAACTATCGCAATCAGAATCGCAGATGATCCAACCTTAAAATTTCTCGAAGGCTTCAAAGGGATTATTAACAAACTCCTAATCAATCTAGTTGATGAAGATAAGGAAATCTTTAATCTGCGCTGGAAATATCCTCAACTGAGATGGGAAGAAATAGCTGAACAGAAATTCATGAGCAAAGCTACAATCTATCGACGTAGAAGGATTATCCTAGAGCAGTACGCTATTTTGAAAGGTGAGCTGTAAATAAGATTGAGACAAAAGACATCTTGAAGTCTCACGAAAAAAGGACTATTATGATAGCATGAACTTCTGAAACAAAAACACATATTACATCTTAGGAGTCATCCTTAATTCTAGTCAAACAAGTTGTCCAACAGAAGTATCGTCAAGAGTCAGCAAAGTGCTGGCTTTTTGTTTTGCAGAAAGGAGGTAGAACATGGAATTTGTATCGCCAATAAAAGATAGTGATGACATTCAGGCAATGAAAGATTATCTCAGAGAGTGGAATGAGATGTATTATATGCTATTCATTACAGGCCTGAATACTGGTTTGCGAGTCGGAGATATACTTACATTGAAAGTTAAAGACGTTCAGGGTTGGCACATAAAGCTGAGAGAACGGAAGACTGGCAAGCAGATAACAAGACGGATGACGAAAGAACTCAAGAAAGAAATGAGGAGATATGTTGAAGGCAAACCATTTCATCATTTCTTATTCAAGAGTAGGCAAGGTCAGAATAAAGCAATCACTCGTGAGCGAGCCTATCAAATCATACATGAAGCAGCTGAAGAACTTGGCATTGATAATGTTGGCACACATACAATGCGCAAGACATTCGGCTATAAATATTACAACAAGACAAAGGACGTAGGAACATTACAGAAAATGTTCAATCACTCATCACCTGCAATTACCCTGAGATACATAGGGATAGAACAAGCAGAGCTTGATGATGCTTTACGGAACTTTGTCATTTAATTTTTTTAGATATTACTTTCACATAATGAGTTAAGCATAAACTGAAAAAATGAAACTCTTTAAAACCCATGCTTAGTAAGGGTTTGAGATTTAGAGTGAGTTTAACAAAATATAAGATATGTGAAAGTGAGGGATAAAACAACCTAGAAAAAAGGAGTATAACATGATTAAAGAATACTGCGATATGCTGTTTGAATCTAGAGCAGTTGATAAACTAAACAAAGATATAAAAAACAATCCGGAAATAAATTTCAAAATAATTGGGTACAATGTCATTCCAAGAGAGTTCGGACCAGCTCTTACATTCATCCTTGTAAATTGGGAAAAAGAAATAGTTGAAGATTCTACAACAAAAATCTCTATAATACCAGAATCAGAAATAGCCACAAGCACAGATCCTGAAGTTTCAGAGTTTATTTCAAAACGTTTTAACATACCAGACAATCCTGAATAATTTTTAAGAATGAGACAAAAGACATCTTGAAGTCTCACAAAAAAAGGTTTATTATGGTAGCATGGTTTTCTTGTATGAGAGGGGATAGGTCACTGGCCTGTCCCTTTTAGCATTGAGAAAGGAGGTTTGAGATGTATAACAAACCTATCAGACCATCCTTGAAATCTAAGAAGTGGGAGAAGTTCCGTGATAAGATTATGCGGAAGTTCGACTATCTTTGTCAGGAAAGTTTGAGGTATGGAATTTCAGTAGCAGCTGAAATGGTACATCATATCTTTCCTGTATCCGAATATCCTGAACTTGAATTCGTCGAGTGGAATTGTTTGCCACTAACAAATAAGAAACACAATACGTTTCACGATAGAAAGAATGATAAGATTATCAATCAAGGATTATTTTGGCAAAGAAAGAGAAAAAAGGAATTTGAAGAATTTTATGGATACCCCCCACCTCTTTAAAAATTCATTTTGGCCAGTAGGGTACCGGTGAAGGGAACTTTTTCCAAGTCGGGGACCTTCAAACAAAAAGGGGGTAAAAACTAAGCGATTTTGACGAAAGGAGGTAGTTTTTGGCTAAACCAATTACAGCGAAGTCGATTAAATCAAAAGTGGTCAAGCAGATGAAAGACTTAGGCACTTATCGAAAAGAATTTGAGATGATCATTGATATTTTTGCAGGAATGCTCTATCAGTATCAGAAACTTGCTCAAGATTATGCTGATATGGGTTATCCAGTAACAGACACCTACGTCAATAAGGCTGGTGCAGAGAATGAGCGCAAAGTTCCAATCTTAACAGCGATGGAAATTTTGAGGAAAGACATCCTCAGTTACTCTAATCAGCTGATGATGAATCCGAAGTCTCTCGGTGAGGTAGTAGAACAAGAGGGTGAGTCAGTTCTTACCGAGGTCCTGAAGTTCAAGAACGAAATCAAGAAGAAGCGAGTGACTGGCAATGGGTAATCTTGATAAAGCGAAAGAGTATGCTCGGCACGTCATTTCTCACAGAGAGGAACATTGCGAGGAGAACATTCTTGCAGCTGAACGTTTCTTGCGTGATCTTGAAAATCCTGAGTTTGAAATGGATGAGGAAATCGTTGATTTCGTTGTCCACTTCATCGAAAACACGATAGTCCATCAGCAGGGTGATGATATGTTTGCGGTGTCTATCCGTAACAAACCCTTGCTCTTGCAACCGTGGCAACATTTTGTAGTTGTGAACCTGTTTGGATTTTACTACAAGGGTACAAATGAGCGCAGGTTCAAAGAAGCGCTTATCATGCTTGCTCGGAAGAATGGGAAAACCTCATTTACTGCTGCAATCGCTCTTGCTTATCAGATATTAGACACAGACAGCGGTTCAAAATGCTACATCGTGGCTAACTCGGTCAAGCAAGCTATGGAAGCCTTTGGATTTTTGAAGTTCAATGTTGAGCGATGGAATGACAAGAACATCCGTATCAAGGACAACAACCAGGAACACTCAATCAGTGCTAACTTTGGCGATGAAGGTTCTTTCTTCATTCAAGCTCTGGCAAATGATGAGAGCCGTCTGGACGCTTTGAATGGAAACGTTGTTGTCATGGATGAAGCTCACACGATGAGGAACAGTAAGAAATATGGTCTTATGAAGAAAACAATGTCAGCATACCGAAACAGTATGCTTTTTGTTATCTCTACGGCTGGGGATATTCCTACAGGATTTCTTGCTAACCGTCTGAAATATTGTCAAAAGGTCCTTAAGCAATTGGTCAAGGATGATTCCTTGTTCATATTCATCTGCAAAGCTGACCAGACGACTGATGGAGACGTGGGCGATTACCTGGACGAGAATGTTCTTAAAAAAGCCAATCCTTCGTGGGGTGTGACGGTATCGCTCAAGGCTCTGAGAGAAGAAGCTGAGCAGGCTATGAATGATCCACAGACAAGAAATGAGTTTTTCAACAAGACTTTAAATGTCTTTACAAACTCAATGAACGCTTATTTCAATCCTGATGAGTTTATTGCTTCAGACAGTCGCTATGATTGGACCTTAGAGGAGCTGGCACGATTGCCAATCCAGTGGTATGGTGGAGCTGACTTATCTAGATTACATGACTTGACCGCTGCTGCATTGTACGGAGTCTATCATGACGGTGAGAAAGATGTTGATATCTGCATCACACACGCTTTCTTTCCTCGTGTCAATGCTCAAAAGAAAGCCAACGATGACGGGATTCCACTTTTTGGGTGGCAGTCAGATGGCTGGCTAACTATGAGCAATACTCCGACCGTTCTCTATGATGATATTGTCAAATGGTTCATCAAGATGAGAGAGAAAGGGTTCAAGATTACTGCTGTCGGAATGGATAGGAAGTTTGGCCGTGAGTTTCTGACGAAGATGAAACAAGCTCGGTTCAAGATGATTGACCAACCTCAGCTTTTTTATCTGAAATCAGAGGGATTCAGACGGATTGAGTTCAAAGTTAAGAATAAAGAATTTTACTATCTTCATTCGGACGCTTACGAATACTGTGTAAGCAATGTTAGAGCAATTGAAAAGGTGGATGATGCTGTGCAATATGAAAAATTAGATGGTGACGGTGGTACTGCAAGAATTGACTTGTTCGATGCCAGCGTTTTTGCTTGTATTCAGGCTCTTGCTAATCTTGGTAAGAATCAGAATGTCATGAGCTTCTTTGATTAGAGAAAGGAGGTGAGGAAAGATGGGGCTTTTAGATAGGTTTTTGAAACGTGGTAAGAGTCGAAGTGGAACGAACGTTATCACTCATTCAGATTTTGGGCTTTATATCGACGGTGATGGCTATGTGCCTTTAGCTCGCAATCCTGATGTGATTGCTGCGGTCAATAGGATTGCTGACATGGTATCGAACATGACTATTCACTTGATGGAGAATACCGAAAAAGGCGATATCCGAATAAAAGACGGACTGGCTCGCAAGATTGATGTAAACCCATGCGACAATATGACTCGCAAAACTTGGATTTTCAAGATTGTGCGTGACCTGTTGCTATTTGGTGACGGAAATTCAGTTCTTCATGTTGAGTATGATCCTGTAAATGATTACATTTTGAACCTGAGACCATTCTCTATGAGTGAAGTATCGTTCAAGAGTGATGATGTTGGTTATATCGTCAATTATCGTGGTATCGACTACAGCCCAAGCGAAATCGTGCATTTCGTAATCAACCCAGATCCAGACAATCCATTTGTAGGGACTGGCTACAGACTTGCTCTGAGGGATATTGTTAGGAATTTAAACCTTGCAACTCAAATTAAAAAAGGTTTTATGAGTGGCAAAAATGTTCCTAGCTTGATTGTTAAGGTTGATTCTTCTAGTGGGGAATTAGGAACACAAGAGGGACGTGACCAGGTCGCTAAGAAATATCTTAGCACTAGTCAAGCTGGTGAGCCGTGGATTATTCCTGATGCCTTGTTAGAGGTTGAACAGGTCAAGCCATTAAGTTTGAAAGATATTGCTATCAATGAATCTGTTGAAATTGACAAGAAAACAGTTGCTGGGCTTTTGGGAGTGCCAGCTTTTATTTTGGGAGTTGGTAGTTTTGATAAAGAAGAATACAACAACTTTGTCAATACTACGGTCATGAGCATTGCTACGACGATCACTCAGACCTTAACGAGAGACTTACTCGTTTCAAATAATCGGTATTTCAAACTTAATGCTCGCTCGCTTTATTCGTATGACATTACAGAGTTATCTTCAGTTGCTGAACAGATGACTAAAAGTATGGCAATGCGTCGAAATGAGTGGAGGGATTGGCTTGGAATGCCGCCTGATCCTGATATGGATGAGCTCCTTGCTCTTGAAAACTATATCCCACAAGATAGACTTGGGGACCAGAAAAAACTGAAAGGGGGTGAGGAAGAGAATGAAGAAACGGAATAGTTATCGTACCGCTCAATTCAAAACACGAGAAGAAGCCGACAGCGGTGATTTGATTTTGAGTGGGTACTTCATCAAATTTGATGAAGTTACTGAACTATGGCCAGGCTACTTTGAGGTAATCAAACGTGAGGGTGTTGAAAAAGCCATCAAAGGAGCTGACATCAGGGCATTATTTAACCATGATGATAGTTTGGTGCTTGGGCGTACTGGTAACGGAACAGTCATTTTGGGAGTTGATGAAATCGGACTTTACGGTGATATCATCATCAACAAAGATGATCCGCAAGCTGTTGGGGCCTATGCTCGTGTTCAGCGTGGCGATGTGATTGGATGTAGTTTTGGCTTCATCCCAATCAAAATCAATACGGAAGAGCAAGCAGATGGTTCGTACCTGGACACTATCTTGGAATTAGAAATCTTTGAAGTGAGTCCATGTACTTTCCCAGCTTATCCACAAACGGAAATTGCTGCACGACAGAAAGACTTTGAAACTCAACAACGTGCCAATCGTGAAGCGCTGGACAAGCGCAAGAAAGAAATTAAGGAGAAATTTAACCTATGCACAAATCATTGATTTTAGGCGCTCGTATGCGCAACAAAGCAGACAAAGTGGTAGAGCTTGAAGAATCAATCAAAGAATTGAATAAGCGCTCAGAACTTGAAGCTGCTAAATTGGAACAAGCTGGAACTGATGAAGAAGTTTCAGCAGTTGAAAAGAACCTTGAAGACATCCAGAAAGAATTGGATGAAAAGGAAGCAGAAAAAGAACAACTTGAAAAAGAAATTGAAGATTTGAAAAATCAAGTTGAAGAATTGAATCGCAAAGCCCCGACTTACCCAAGCAAAGAACATCGTGGAGGACAAAAATTGGAACAACGTGAAGCAGTACTAGAATTCATCCGCTCTCGTGGACAAAAACGCGCAGGTGTTAAAACAACAGATGTAGGAGCGATCATTCCGAAAGAGGTTTTGGAACCACAAAAAACACCTGAACGTCAGAACCCTTTACTTAACCTAATCCATGTTGTAAAAGTAACAAGTGGATCTGGTTCTTATCCAGTCATGAAGAAATCAAATCGCAAAATGACTGAAGTTGGAGAACTTGAAGAAAATCCAGAATTAGGAAAAACAAAAATCACGGAAGTTGATTACAAAATCAAGACTTATCGTGGGGAACTTCCTATCTCTCGTGAAGCTATTGAAGATGCGCAATACGATCTCATTGGAATCCTTCAAGAAGATATCCAAGACCAAGACGAACAAACAAAATTGGCAATTGTTGCGGATGTTATGAAATCCGCAAAAGTTGTAAACGCTAGTGGACTTGATGGAATCAAGGACATTTTAAACACTAAAATTTCATCTGTCTACAAAAAATCACTTGTTGTTACAGATACCATGTTCAATGCACTGGATAAGATTAAGGACAAAGATGGCCGTTACATGATGCAGTCCGACATCACTTCACCAACTGGATATTCATTCTCAGGTAAAACAATTTATCCAGTTGAGGATACACTACTAGGTCAAGAAGGTGAAATGAAATTCTTCATCGGTGATGTCGAATACTTCCTTACATTGTTTGACCGTATGGAATTGACCGTGAATTGGGAAGATAATCATAAATTTGGTAAGAACCTTGCATCATACCTTCGTTTTGATATCCAGAAGACAGATGAAGATGCGGGGGTATTCGGAACCTACACTGACGCAGTATCTTAAGGAGGTAGCGTATGAGCTATAAAGTAATTCGTCCTTTCAAGGACTTGTCTGATCCTGAAAAACATGACTATGCTGTTGGCGATATCTTCCCTCGTGAAGGATATGAGCCAACAGATAGCTTTACCAACGGCCTTTTGACTGGTGCCAACACTGCTGGCTCTATCTTCCTTGAAGTTTTGGGAGATGATGAACCTAAGAAACCAGCTCCTGAAACAAAAGAAGTTAAGGAAGAGCCCGCAGTTGAGCAGGAAGAAACAGTTGAGGAAACTGCTGAAGAGCCTGCTAAGGAAGTTGAGGAGTAAGCATGGATGAAGGTCAGCTTTTAGAATTGCTGAAGCTTAAGTTGGGTATTTCAACCGACTTGAGAGACAAGCCGTTAAAAAAAATCATTTCAAGTGTCATCACTGAATTGACCGATAATCTCGGTATTGAGCTTGTCGGTGAGCGCGCTGACCATGAAATGTTTATCGTTGACTATGCTGCTTATCGCTATGAGGGTGGGGTGGATATGCCACGTCACCTTCAGTGGCGACTGCATAATTTACAGATAGCATCAAAGAAAGAGGTCAAGAATGTGGAATCATGAAATCACGCTGATCTCTAAGAAAGTCACGGGTAAGGATAAGCTACTACAACCAATCTCTGAAGATATTGAAGTTACTCTATTATGTCGGAAAAAGAAGGTTACTCGGTCTGAATTTTATCAGGCAAATCAGGCAGGTCTAAAACCGAGCTTGGTCGTTGAAATTCGAAGTTTTGAGTATGAGAATCAAGAGTTTGCGAAGTTTGAAGGCAAGCAATATCGTATCTTGAAAACCTATCCTATCGATTCTGAAATTTTAGAGTTGACTTTATCTGAGGTCTTGAAATGAGTAATGACCTTGCTGATTTGATAGCGAAAGAGCTTGCAGCTTACTCTGATGAGGTTACTGAAGAAGTGGATAAGATTGCAGAGCAAGTGGCTGATGAGACTGTAGATGAGTTGAAAGAGACAAGTCCGAAACGGTACGGAAAGTATCGTAGAAGTTGGAAAAAGAAGAAGTTGGCCAATGGCTCTTTTGTTGTGTTCAACGCAGTTGCAAGTCTTACTCACATACTTGAGAATGGACACCTTTCAAGAAATGGTGGTCGTGTCGCTGGTATCGTCCACATCAAGCCCGCTGAGGAAAAAGCGATTCAAAACTTTGAGAAGCGAATCAAGGAGATTGGAAAATGAAGCTATCAGACTTTGCTGCTATTTTGGAACAGGCAAAGTTGCCTGTCACTTATCGAGCGTTTAAAATTGGGAACGCTCCTGACTTACCTTACCTGGTCTATTATGAATCGAATCCAGCCATCAATGCAGCTGACAATACGGTTAATCATCAGATTAAGAGCGTGACAGTTGAGCTGGCTTTTGAGAGTAAGGATGAAGATTTGGAAGAACGTCTGGAAGAGCTGTGGACAACCCACGAGCTCTTTTTCGATGTTCAAGAAGAAACATTTATCGAGACTGAAAGACTCTATGTCAAGTCTTATACGGTCTATCTATACTAAGGAGGAATGACATGACTCAAGAAAATAAAGTAACCTTTGGTTTAAAAAATGTTCACGTTGCGCCAATCAAAACAATTGGTGCAGATGGAGTGATTGCTTACGATGAAATTTTCCGCTTTCCTGGAGCAATGGAATTGACATTGGATCCAAAGGGTGAATCAACACCAATCAAAGCAGATGATATCGATTATCACTTCATGAATTCAAATGAAGGATATGAAGGTAAATTCAAAATCTCTCACATTATTGAAATGTTTGCGACTAAGATTTTGGGTGAAATCAAAGATGCTCAGACGGGTGTTTTGACTGAAAAAGCTGATGCAGAATTCACATCATTTGCTTTGATGTTTGAATTTTCAGGGGACAAGAACAAAACACGTCATGTTCTTTACTATTGTTCAGCGAGCCGTCCAGGAAATGGCTCAAAAACCAAGAACGGTACAAACGTCAATGAGCGTGAACTTGGATTTAAAGCAAGTCCTCGTCCTCTTGACTCAGTTGTTAAACGTTCCATCACGTCAGCTGATAATAAAGAAATTTATGACAACTGGTTCAAGAAAGTTTATGAACCTACTGCGGTTGCAGCTTAAGGAGAAGATCTATGCGTAAAATCGTTTTGGTGGGTGATCAGGAGTACGAGTTGGGGACCAATGGCTATACTCCTATCGCCTACAAGCAACAATTTGGGAAAGATTATTTTCAAGATTTGTTTTCAATGTTGAAAAATCAATCATTCATGAATGAATTGAACAAGCTGGAAGCTGAAAAAGAATTGACAGCGACTGACATTGACATTTCAATGCTAGAAGAGTTTGATATGACCTTTTTCAACCGTCTTTTTTGGACCTTTGCTAAATCCGCAAATCCTCACATCAAGCCTTATGAACAATTTTTCATGGAAATGGAAGTATTTCCGATCCAGGAAGTTGGGCCTGTGCTGATGGAAATGCTGAATGCGAGCATGACGACAAAAAAGCACCAGATGAGTCAGAATCAGCTAGCGAAGAAATCTTCACAGTAGAATCCTACTTGTCTTGCTGTAAAGAAACTGGCCTGTCTATCGATGATCTAAAGTACATCTCAATCGGAATGGCTCTGGATTATCAGACGGATTATGTGAATTTACGGAGCGAGGACAGAGGTGGCGAACGGAAGGCCACGCAAGCTGATTTTGACAGTTTTTAAAGAAAAAACGAGTGCTGAGAGAGCGATTCTGAGACCAAGTTCGTTGGTCTGACTGCATTATCAGTCGTAGAAATTCTCTCAGCGCTTTTCTATTTTTTGAGAAAGGAGGAAATATGGCAGGAAATATCAAAGGTATCAAAATTGAAATCGATGGCGACACGCAACCCTTACAGAAGGCCCTGAAGAATGTCAATAAGGCTGCTACTGATGCAAGTCAGGAGTTGAAACAGATTGACAAGGCCTTAAAGTTTGATACAGGGAATGTGACGCTCCTGACTCAGAAGCAAGAAGTCTTGCAAAAGCAAGTTTCGACGACTAAGGAGAAACTGGAAACTTTGAGACAAGCTCAGTCTCAGGTGGAACAGCAATTCAAAAATGGCGATATCGGTGCCGATCAGTACCGTGCTTTCCAACGTGAAGTCGAAGTTACTCAAAACGTCCTAAAAGGATATGAGGGTAAGCTTGCAAGTGTGAACCAGGCATTATCTGGAAACGGTCAAGCGACAGAAAACAATATCAGTAAGCTAAACAATTTGCAGAATGAACAGAGTCAACTAGCATCCGAGATGGAAAAGGTGACAAGTTCATTTAAACTGCAAGAAAGTGCTTTAGGTTCAAACGCTAGTGAAGCCGAGAGAAATGCTCTTGCCCAGAAAAAGATTGGCGCACAGTCTGATATTGTCAATAAGCAGATTTCAAACTTAGAGCGACAACTGGAGCTCACAAAAAAAGAATTTGGTGAAAATTCCACACAAGCCAATAAAATGGAGTCTGAACTGAATCAAGCTAAGACTGCATTAAATCATCTCAACAATGAGATGAACCAAACTAAATCGTCTGCTGATAACGCTCAAGACGGAATGACAGCAATGTCAAACACTATCCGAGCAGAAGCACTTCAGCGAACGAGTGAGAAATTGGCAGAGTTGTCCCAAAAAATCTTGGAAGTAGGGGCTTCATCTATTGAAGCAGCAGCTCAAATTCAAGCAAGCAATGCACAATTCACAACTGTTTTTGGTGACATGGAAGCTCAAGCGAGGGAATCGCTGAATGCCATTGGTCAAGAAATGGACATTGTACCTGAGCGCTTGCAAGGCTCATTCACTCAAATGGCTTCATTTGCAAAAACTTCAGGACTAGACACTGCGCAAGCACTTGACCTTACTTCTCGTGCAACCAGGGCCGCAGCAGATGGCGCAGCTTTTTACGACAAGTCCATCGAGAGCGTATCAGAAAGCCTACAATCTTTTCTGAAAGGAAACTTTGCAAACGATGCAGCTCTTGGGATTTCTGCAACGGAAACAACTAGGAATGCGGCTGCCAACAAATTGTACGGGAAATCATTTAAGGACCTAAGCGAAGCTCAGAAGCAATTGACTTTGCTTCAGATGGTCGAAGACGGGAATAAACTTTCAGGAGCACTTGGACAGGCTCAGAGGGAAGCTGACGGGCTCGAGAACGTGATGGGAAACCTGAAGCAATCAGGGACCAACGCACTCGCTGTAATTGGCCAACCAATCCTTGAAATGTTGATACCAGTCTTTCAAGCACTAGGGAAAATTGTAAATCAGGTCGCAACTTGGTTCAGCAACTTATCCGCTCCGATTAAACAAGCAATCATTGTATTTGTTGGTATTTTAGCGGTTGTAGGGGCCTTGCTACCAATTTTTCTAGCTGTACAGGTTGCAGCGGCTGCAATGGGAACAACCGTTCTTGGACTTATTGGAGCATTTGCGCCAATAATCGGAACAGTTTTGGGAGTTGTAGCCGTCATCACACTACTGATTATCGGTTTAAAGGAATTGTGGGAAAACAATGAGACCTTTAAGAATTTTGTAATCAATACATGGGAAAGCATCAAGAGCGCAATTTCATCAGCTATACATTCTATACTAGAAATCGTTCAAACAATTTGGAATGCCCTGTTAGCTTTGTGGAAGAAAAATCAAGATACGATTTACAATATCGCGAGCACAGTTTGGAATGCCATTTCAACGACTGTCCTCACAGTTGTTCAAGCAATCAGTACGGTAGTTCAAGACGTTTGGGGGATTTTAACGAATTGGTGGAAAACCAATCAAGAAGATATCTTGAAAACAGCTAGCTACGTTTGGAACATCATGTCATACTTGATAACTTTAGCAATCACTGGCATTGATAAGGTTATTCAGGATGTTTTCGGAGGAATGATTGCTTGGTGGGAAACTAACCACACATGGATCATGGAAATTGTCAATACGGTTTGGGGAGCCATTCAAACCGCAATTAGCACAGCTATCCAGAATGTTTCAGATTTTATCATTTCCGTATTTGGCGGGATCACTGAATGGATTAATGAGAACCAAGCGCTCATTGAAAGCACTTTTAAAATCGTTTGGGAGACTATCTCTACAATAATTGGTACGACTATTAACATCATTACCACTGTTATTCAAGTTGCTATGGAATATCTGGTTCCATATTTTGAAGCGATGTGGACGAATATGCAAACAAGCGTATCGATGGTTTGGGAGGTACTTAAAACAGTTGTACAGACTGCTATAACAGTCATCCAAGGCATCATTACTGCTATCATGCAAGTAATCAATGGAGATTGGTCAGGAGCATGGGAGACAATCAAAAATACCATGTCAGTGGTTTGGGAAGCGATTAAATCAATTGTTTCAACAGTAATTTCTTCAATCTCAAGCATCATTTCAACAGCCTGGCAAGGTATTTCTACAACAATTGGGAATATCATGACTGCCATTTCAAGCAAGGTTTCAAGCGTCTGGAATGGGATTAAAAATTCCATCGGCAGTGCTATCAACGGGGCGAAGGACCTTGTCAGCACGGCTATCAATGCCATCAAAGGATTGTTTAACTTCAGTATCAGCTGGCCACACATTCCACTACCTCACTTTTCTGTAAGCGGTTCAGCCAATCCACTAGACTGGATAAGCCAAGGAGTGCCAAGCATCAGCATCGAGTGGTATGCCAAAGGCGGTATCATGACGAAACCGACCATTTTTGGAATGAATGGCAATAGTCTTATGGTTGGTGGTGAAGCTGGGAATGAAGCGGTATTGCCACTTAATGATAAAACACTTGGTGCTATCGGTCGAGGCATCGCTCAAACTATGGGTGGAACTTCACCGACTATCAACATTACTATTACTGGCAATACTGTCAGAGAAGAAACTGACATCAGTCGGATTGCTGATGAGGTAGCGCAGCGGATTGCTGACGAATTGCAACGTAAGACACAATTGAGAGGAGGGGTTGCATGGTAAAACATAATGAACTTGTGATTGACGGTGTGAGAACATCGTCTTTTCCTTTCAAAGTTATTGTCCACGATTCTCCCTCAATCGCTTTGGGAGAGAGCAAGACGGCCCTCTTGGAGCATGGTGGTATCAGTGGAGCAATTGTTCAGACGAACAAGCATAGGGAACTGGTCAAGAAAACTTATACGATTTACTTGGTCAAACCGACTGAGGAGCAGATGAACCAATTTATGAGTCTGTTTATCCGTGAGAAGTTCTGGCTAGAGAGCGAACGAGTCAAAATAACTCGACTTTGGTGCTATAAGGTCAATGTGACCGACCTTGAAGAAATAAAACCTGGTCTTTATATGACCAAAGCGACCTTCACTTGTCACCCTACAAAATACTTTAAGGAAACCGATACACAGAGATTGACAAGAAGTGGGACTTTGACCGTTCAAGGTTCTGCTCTGGCTTTTCCTAAAATCACAATCGTTGGTCAGAGCGCTGCTGAGACTTCGTTTACAATCGCTGGTCAGGTCATCCGTCTTGAACGACTCACTGAGTCGCTTGTGATGGTCAATAATCCTGACAATCCTAGTTTTAAAACGACAACAGGGAAGCCAGTGAAATGGTCAGGGGATTTTATCACAGTTGATCCAGCTAAAGTGAAGAATGTTGGGGTTATTTTGGGCCCAGGTATTCAATCGCTTGAAATCGAGACAGTTTGGGGGTGGGCATAATTGCTTTATCTACTTAATAAAGATGTGAGAACCGTTCGGTGGAACGGTGAGCCACTTCATGAAGCGACTTCGGCGATTGTTAAAGAGATCATGAATGGCGATTTCACCTTAACTGTAAAATATCCTATTTCTGACTCTGGTATTCATCAGCTCATCAAAGAAGATATGCTGATAAAGGCTCCGACTCCTGTTCTTGGTGCGCAGCTATTTCGTATCAAGAAACCCGTTGAACACAATGACCATCTGGAAATCACAGCCTATCACATCTCAGACGATGTGATGCAACGTTCTATCACACCAGTGAGCGTGACTAGTCAGAGCTGTAGTATGGCTCTTTCTCGCATGGTTCAAAACACCAAAACTGCTTTGGGGGATTTTTCTTTCAATAGCGATATCCAGGATCGTAGAACCTTCAACACGACTGAAACAGAAACTCTGTACTCTGTATTGCTGGACGGTAAGCACAGTATAGTTGGTACATGGGAAGGTGAGCTGGTTCGTGATAACTTTGCGATGACTATCAAGAAAAGCCGTGGTGAGAATCGTGGTGTTGTTATCACGACACACAAGAATCTGAAGGATTACCAACGCACAAGCAACAGTCAGAATGTTGTCACAAGAATTCATGCAAAGTCGACGTTTAAGCCTGAAGGTGCTGAAAAAGAAACGACTATCAGAGTAACTGTTGATAGTCCTCTTATCAACTCATACCCTTATATCAATGAAAAAGAGTATGAGAACAACAACGCAAAGACTGTTGAAGAGTTGCAGAAGTGGGCACAAGCTAAGTTCTCAAATGAGGGTATTGACAAGGTCTCTGACGCTATCAAGATTGAAGCCTATGAACTTGATGGGCAAGTTGTTCACATGGGCGATACGGTCAATCTCAAGAGCTGGAAACATAATGTTGATGCATTCAAGAAAGCTATTGCTTACGAGTTCGACGCTTTGAAGGAAGAATATATCTCTCTGACTTTTGATGATAAGGCAGGAACTGGTGGCTCTAGAGCTTCTGGCGGGCTATCTAGCGCAGCTGATGCCATCCTTGGAGTAACAGAATCTGCACAAGAAGTCGCCCTTGAAAAGGCTCTTCAAAATGCAGACTTAGACTTTGATCATAAGGCTAGATTGCTTAGACAGGAAATTTCTGATGGTATTGAACTTGCCAAAGCCAGAGCCGAAGAGGTCAAGAGACAACTCTCTGACACTATCGACCAGCGCTTCAGCAGTTTTAACAATGGCCCATTACAAGAAGTCAAGCGTAGAGCTGAAGAAGCTTTGAAAAACGCTGGTGCAGGTAATTTGCTAGCTCAAGAGGCTAAGCGAATCAGCGAACAGGCAACCGCTGATATAACCAAATTAAAAAACGAGGTCGTTGATGGATATGTCGGCAAGAATACTTACCAAGAAGGGATTCGTGGGATTGAGCGACGAATTGAGGAAGTGAAGACATCAACGAATGGCCAAATTGCTACACAAATCGCTGAGTACAAGCAATCAGTAGATGGACGATTCACAAGCTTATCTTCTCAACTTGATAGCAAAGCTAATCTAATTGACTTTCAGCGAGTACAAGAGACTAGTAAGCTTTATGAGAGGATTATCGGTAGTACCGAGAATGACATTTCGAATAAGGTTGCTCGCATGGCTCTGACCAATCAACTATTTCAAGTCGAGGTTGCTAAAAATGTCGGAGATAGCCGAAATTATGTGAAGAATGCTGATTTTCGTGAGGGTTCTAAGAGTTGGAAAGAATCGAATATATCTGGATTAAATTTCAACTATGAACATTCAACTAAAAATCGTGGTAAAACGGGCGTGCACATTTATGGTACATCTATAAATACTCGTTATTTTGGATTGCAACAGACATTCAAAATTGAACTAAAAAAATCCGACAAAATCACTCTTTCTTTTTTGGTTTCAAAAGATGGATATAACACTTTTTCCGGCTTAGATGTTGGTTTGCATTATAGGAAAGATGGTGCAATAAAATCACAGGCGTGGAGGGAGATTCCAAATAGCGACATAACTGCATCAACTTATAAAAAACTTAATTTTAATTATGAGTTACCAGTTGATATCGATGAAATCAATTTGATGTTTTATGGAAATCCCGGAAAATCAATAAACCTTTACATTTCCGAGATAAAACTTGAAACTGGAAGCAATGCGACAACATTCGCACTAGCACCCGAAGATACAGAAGAAGCCGTTCGCACGGTTCAGAGTCAGTTGGCTGGCTCATGGGTTGTTCAGAACATAAATAGCGCAGGGGATTTGATTTCCGGTCTCAATCTTGGCGCTAACGGTCATAATCGACTTGACGGGAAGTTGACTCATATTACGGGTGAAACTTTGATTGATAATGCAGTTATCAAGTCAGCTATGATTGATAAATTGAAAACGGCCAATTTTGAAGCTGGTTCAGTGACCACGGTTGTTTTGGATGCTGAAGCTGTTACTGCGGAAAAAATAAAAGTTGACCAGGCCTTTTTTAACAAACTTGTCTCAAATGAAGCCTACTTGAGTCAGCTATTTGCAAAGCAAGCCTTCATTAACCGTGTTCAAAGTGTTGCAATCGATGCCAGTCAGGTTCGTTCAGGTATTTTAAGCGGTGATAGGATTTACGGTGGAACGATTAGAGGTGCGAATATCTTTGGTGGAACATTAACAGGACACACTAAAATACAACTAGGATCTTATGGTTCGTTTGATACCGTCAATGGCGGTCTACAGATTAATGTACCTCGTGATTACAATGCCAAAGACGGACTAGGGGTCCAGTTCATTGGATCCAACGGCCGTGGAGAAGATGTCCCTTACGGGCTTTTTATATACAAAGATTCAGATTTCACAACTGGAGGCTATGCTAATAAAAGCGATGATTTTCTTTTAACGGTTGCAGGCTACATTAAAGCGAAAGGAATTGGGTGGATGAGAACCGAAAAAGGAAATGTGGGAGATAAACCTACAGCCACTATCGGTTTCTGGAATTCAGACAATGTATCTTTGAGCTTCGGCGGATCTGGGAATGATATTTACTATAGCTATAACGGTACAGCTTATAGCTTGTGGTCAATTGTGAATAAGTATTTTTCAGACAGACGTCTGAAAGAAAACATTATTAACTGCCAACACAAGGCTCTTGACTATATCCATCAATTCAAATTCAAAGAATACGATTGGAAGAAACAAGAGGATAGACCACAACAAGCACACACGAAGATTGGTTTGATTGCCCAAGAAGTTCAAGCAGTAGATTCTACGCTTGTTTACGAGAACGGAGACACGCTGAACCTTGACAACCTCAGACTAACAAACATCGCACTTAAAGCTATTCAGGAGCTCGCTCTTGAAAATCAAAAACTTACACACAGAGTGGAGAACTTAGAAAATGAACGCAGAACAGCTTAACCAAGCCTTACAAATGACAATTAGTGAAATGTCAACAGCTTCAACAAATTCGATGATTACAAGCAATCTCTTGAGTATTCAGTTGAATGAGCAAAGGGCAGAGAATCAAAGACTTCAAGCACGAGTGGATGAGCTGGAAGCTCTGCTTGATGAACAAACTAAACCAGCCGACAAAGGAGAATAGACATGGCAATTAATGGTTATAACTTATCAACAAGACCGTACTTAAGAATTTCTGGGTCCAATGTTGAGACGGTGGTAGAAATTCAACTATCAGAAGGCAACCGCTACAGCACTAACTCACGATCATTCCCCGGAGACCGTACAAATGAATCAGAAGATGTCTTGATTCAAGATGTGCTGGATACCTTAAAAGCTGAGCTAGATCCAGGAAGCGCCATTGTCAAAACACAGGCGCAGCTTGAACAGGCCAATCAGAAGATTGCGCAAAACGAGAGTGAACAGAACAAGCTTGCAGCTCTTATTAAGAAGACTCAAGAGAACGCTCATTTAAGCGGTAAATTGATTCATATCATGGTCTTGAACTCGGTCATGAGCAAGAATATCGCTTATGGCACGACTTACAAGGAGTTAGTTGAGTTGATTCCTCTGGCTGAAGTTGGTAAGACCTACTTACCACATGACCTAATTACCATTGAAGACCCTGAGCACGTTGAAGTGAATGGAGAAGGGAAACGCATTTTGGTTCAGCTTAATAAGGAATTTACTTATAATGGTGAACCTGTCAGCGCATTTGTGACGAATGGTACCCTGGAGCAAAATGGAACGGGTGTCGCTTGGAAATTTGAAGGGAAGGAATAGGAGAAATATATGAAAATCGAATTGTTTAACTTTTTTAGAAGCCTGATTCAAACAGAAGATGGCTTGGTATTGTATGCTCTAGGCTTAATCGTGATTTTAGAAATCGTAGATTTTGCATCGGGTACGTTTGCAGCAATTGCAAATCCAGAAATTGAATACAAGAGCAAGATTGGCATTAATGGTCTGATTCGAAAGATTCTTGGTGTTCTCTTGTTGATGGTATTGATTCCGATGTCTGTTTTGCTGCCTGAAAAGACAGGATTCGCATTCTTGTATTCAATCTATCTCGGATATTTGCTTTTTACTTTCCAATCGCTAATCGAAAATTACCGTAAGTTGAAAGGTAATGTGACTATCTTCCAGCCTATCATTAAGGCATTTGAGCGTTTATCTGGTGACAAAAACGACAAGAATGAAGGAGAACAATAATGGATATTGACACAAGCAGACTACGAACTGACTTACCACAAATTGGCGAACAACCATACCGACAAATTCATGCACATTCAACGGGCAATCCAAATTCAACTGCCCAAAATGAAGCAGACTACCACATGCGGCGTCCTGTTGATTCAGGTTTCTTTTCTCACGTTGTTGGGAATGGCCGTGTGATGCAAACCTGGTACACAGACATGGGGGCCTACGATGTAGGAGGTGGCTGGAACGTTGAAGGATACGGCCAAGTTGAGCTGATTGAAAGCCATTCAACCAAAGAAGAGTTCATGCGTGATTATAAGCTCTATGTTGAGCTTTTGCGAAACCTTGCTGATGAAGCAGGGATTCCGAAAACGCTGGATTCTGACAGCCTAGCAGGCATTAAGACACACCAATACTGTACGTATAACCAGCCACGAAATGCAAGCGACCATGTGGATCCATATCCTTATCTTGCAAAATGGGGCATTAGCCGTGAGCAATTCAAGAAAGATATTGAAGGTGGTCTGTCTGAAGCCGGATGGCGCCAAAATGCTTCCGGCTGGTGGTGGGAGGAGTCAGACGGCTCTTATCCTACTAAAACATGGAAGCAAATCAAGGGAGAGTGGTTCTACTTCAATGAACGTGGATATTGTCTAATCAATCGTTGGTTTAATGATGGTAAAGATTGGTTCTACCTTGATAAACGTGGCGCAATGGTCACAGGATGGATGTTTATTAACCATCGCTGGTATTTCTTCAAATCAGATGGCCGCATGGCCACTGGATGGGTAAAATACCGAGAAACTTGGTATTTTATGGAAGAAAAAGATGGTTATATGCTATCTAAACAATTCGTCAAGTCTGGCGATGGCTGGTACTACTTGAAGGCAACCGGTGAATTACACACAGATCCAGCATTCAAAACAGAACCAGATGGCCTTGTGACCGTCGTTGACAAACCAAAAGAAGAAAAATAAAACAGAAAGGACTTTCAAATTAGATTACACTAACCGCAGGCTGTTTAGCTTGCGGTTTTTTTGTTTCCTCAAAATAGAAAAAACAGTGATGGTACTCACTGTTTTTCTTGTAGTGTATGGGCGTAAGAAGTCATGCTGATAGCGTGTTTTAAACGCATGTTCATAATATCTGATACACCGTTTTTATACTTATCTACTGCCTGAATAGATACGCCACAGTTTTTGCTGATAACATAGGCTGTGGCGTTGTCTAAAAGCCAGCGGATAGCTTTAATATCTACTGACATATATTACCTCATAAAATACCAAACTGCAAATAGGAGTAGAAAAAGTCCAATAATAAATTCAACTTTTTCACGCTTGGTGGTTTTTCTAATTTTTAGATTTACTTTCATTGTTTTTCCTGTTATAATTTAAGTACACCCCCGAAGGGGTGGATAGTGATTTCTCACTATCCAAATTCGATGTGCCATTCAAAGCTGATTATAAATAAGTTTATTTTGACTACTAGCTTATTTGTTTTTACTTTGAGTGGCTTCTTTTTGAACTTAAACATTTTGTTTTCCTTTCTACTAGTTTCCTTGTCTAAGGTTTCCTCCTTAACCTTATGTATCTATTATACAACTAAAGTTGTATAATGTCAATAGTTTTGATGAAGTTTTTTTAATTTTTTTTCAAAAAAATAGACCTTGTCCAGAGGTCGGGGAGTTGGAGGTGGCACCCTCCAAGAGCGTTGATTTAATAAGATTTTATTTTACCTTTTTCATAATAATCTCCCTAAAGAGGCCACCCAATCAGGTGGCTTTTTTGTTTGTGGCTTGGATTTTTGATATAATAGAGCCATGAGTAGAATTTTAGATAATGAAATCATGGGGGATGAGGAGTTGGTAGAACGTACCCTCCGTCCTCAGTATTTACGTGAATATATTGGGCAGGATAAGGTCAAGGACCAGCTGCAAATCTTTATCGAAGCTGCCAAAATGCGGGATGAGGCACTGGACCATGTTCTTTTATTTGGTCCTCCAGGTCTCGGGAAAACAACCATGGCCTTTGTTATTGCCAATGAACTGGGAGTCAATCTCAAGCAAACGTCAGGTCCTGTCATTGAAAAAGCGGGTGACCTGGTAGCGATTTTGAATGATTTGGAGCCTGGAGACGTTCTCTTTATTGACGAGATTCATCGCTTGCCCATGTCGGTGGAAGAGGTGCTTTATAGTGCCATGGAAGACTTCTACATTGATATCATGATTGGTGCTGGTGAAGGCAGTCGCAGTGTTCATTTGGACTTGCCACCATTCACCTTGATTGGTGCAACGACACGTGCGGGGATGCTCTCAAATCCTCTACGGGCACGTTTTGGGATTACAGGTCATATGGAATACTATGCCCACGCTGACTTGACAGAGATTGTTGAGCGGACAGCAGATATTTTTGAGATGGAAATCACCCATGAGGCAGCTGCTGAGCTGGCCTTACGCAGTCGAGGAACTCCTCGTATTGCCAATCGTCTCCTCAAGCGCGTGCGCGACTTTGCCCAGATTATGGGGGATGGGGTTATCGATGATGTTATTACCGATAAGGCTTTGACCATGCTGGATGTAGACCATGAAGGTTTGGACTATGTGGACCAAAAAATCCTTCGCACCATGATTGAGATGTACGGTGGTGGACCTGTCGGATTAGGTACTCTCTCCGTTAATATTGCCGAGGAGCGTGAGACGGTTGAAGACATGTACGAACCTTACCTCATCCAAAAAGGTTTTATCATGCGGACAAGGTCTGGACGGGTGGCGACTGCTAAGGCATATGAGCATTTAGGTTATGAATACAATGAAAAATGA